GAGCCGGTCGCGGGAGCGTGATGAATATGGCGCGGTGCAGCTACGACTTCGGGGACCTGGACAGCAGCCTGCAGTTCATGGGCCGGGAAGCGGTCCGGCGGATCGTCATGGCCGGCGCGGAGGCGTGTGTCCAGGCGACCCGGGACAATATCCAGCAATACCGGCACATCGTATCCGGCAGCATGCAGGAAGGCGTCAGGCCGGGCAAGTACCACGAAGACCTGGGCAGCGGATGGGTGGAGGTCTACCCACAGGGGGATGACGGCCGCGGCATCAGCAACGCCAAAAAGGCATTCGTGATCAACTACGGCCGGGGGAAGCGGAAGACGGAGAAGACCGGCGACAAGTTCATCACAGGGAACAAGAAAACTATGGGCGAGATCGTGGCGCGGGCCATGCAGGCCGAAAGCGACAGGCTCGTACAGGAATTGAATGGAGGGTAAACACTATGGCGAAAGTTGGCCTCAAGTGCCTGACTTACGCGCCCTTTACCTCCGGCGGCGAGTACACCACCGTCGTCTACGGAACGGGCGTACAGCTCGCGGACTATATGATCCGCGCTGACATCTCCGAAGAGCGCGGAGATGTCGACTTTTACGCTGACGATCACAAGATCGACAGCGAGAAGGCCATGACCGGCGGCAGCCTGTCGCTGGAACTGGCGAACATGACCGACGCGCTGGAGAAGGCGTTCCTGGGCTATGTCCAGGAGAGCTCCGCCAGCGACATGACGATCACCGACAAGGACGCGCCTTTTGTGGGCTGCGGCTTCTACCGCAAGGAGCGGTTCAAGGGGAACGTCACGTTCAAGTGCTTCTGGTTCTACAAGGTCCAGTTCGCGAAGGACAGCGACAGCACCAACACCAAGGGCGAGAACACCGAGTTCCAGACCGAGACCCTGAACGGCGACGTGATGGGTGTGACGCTCGCCGCGAACGGCGACGTGATCTACTATGTCACGAACCGGAAGAGCACGGAGGCGGACGCGGTGTCCTGGCTGAAGGCCAAGGCGGGGATCACCTGATGAAAAATCCCGGGGGCTTTCCGATCGCCCCCGGGGCCCCTTCGGGGGGACGTCTTTTACAATTCAATATTTGATTGGATTCGGTGCCGGCGGGCACCGGCTTTTTGTGTATGAAAGGAGAAAAGGATCATGGCTGTGAAACTGAAGATTGAAGACAAGGAATATGCGCTGCGGTTCGACATGTATGCGATGGAGCTGATCGAGGATGAGTTTGGGAGCCTCCAGGACATGTTCGATAAATTGCAGAAGGGAAGCGTGAAGATCGTCAAGACGCTGTTCAGGATCCTGGCGAACTCGGCGCTGTCCTATGAAGGGAAAGAGGAGACTGTCACCGGCGAGGAGCTGAAGCGGCTCCGGACGAAGGCGATCAACGGGATCGGGCTCGCGGTTCGGGCCGCACTGGATGAAGGAAATAAAAGCGAGACCACGGAAGGCGCGGAAGCGGACGACCAGGTCTTCGACGTTTATCTGGCGGAGATTGAAGCATCAAAAAACTGAATGACCGGCGGGAAACGCGTGCCCGGGAGTATTACGGATACGCGCTGATCGCCGGGATACCATACGCGGAAGCCAGGCGGATGATGCCGGGATTTATCCGGGATATGTACATGATCCGGTTCAAGTATGACGTGCAGATGGCCGGAGGGAAACTCAAACAACGGATGGGGCTGTGAGGTGGCATAAATGGCGAACGATATCAGGCAGAAGATCGTCCTGGACGGCGAGAAGGAATACAACGCCGCGCTGAAGGAAGCGCAGCGGAATCTGAAAGTCCTCCGGAGCGAACTGAAGGCCGAAACGGCAGAGCTTGGGAAGAATGCGACCGAGCAGCAGAAGAACGAGACCCGGACGAAGAACCTGCAGAAGCAGATCAAGGAGCAGGAGAAGATCGTCCGGGCATACGAAAAAGCGCTTGGAGAAGTCCGGGAAAAGTACGGCGACAACGAGGAAGCCGTCGCGAAGTGGGAGATCAAGCTGAACGACGCCAGAACCGCCCTGGCAAATCTGAAAAACGGCCTGAACGACCTCGACAAGGGATTTGACAAGACATCCAACGCCCTGGCCGGAAGTGCCACCGAGGCGAAAAGCTTTGCGGACAGCCTGGGGAAAATCGCGGAAGTCGGGAACTCGATCGCCGACGGGATTGAGAACGTGTTCAAGGGGATCGCCGGAACGATCCGGAGCACGGTCGGGGATATCTGGGGCGACCTGATGGATCTGGCCGGGCGTGCTGACAACTGGCTAGACCTGTCTCAGTACCTGAACACCAGCGCCGTCAATGTGCAGAAATGGGAACGTTCTCTGGAATCCGCCGGACACAGCATGGGGGAAATCACAAGCCTGGTCAGCAAACTGAGGTTCGGCGGAGCTGACGACAAGCTGACGAACTGGTTCAATGTGTCCGGGACAGAATACATGGACGACCTCAAATACATGAACGTCGTGCTCAGCGAAATGGCGGCGCATCGGCAGGAAATGCTTCAGGCTGGTACCTGGGATACCGCCATGGCTGACATATTCGGAGCGAAAAGGCCGGAACAGATCGAAATGCTCCTGGCGGACTGGGAGCAGATCCAGAGCCTGATGCAGGATTACAACCCGGATGAAGGCGGGTATGGCAACACAGAAGAAGAGATCCAGACACTGGGAGAACTGAATGACGCCGTCGCGAAACTGAAGGGGAACTGGAAAGCGCTGAAGGATATGGCGACGGTCAAGCTGTTCGGAAATCTGGCGCTGGACATTACCAGCAACGTACAGGGGATTCTCGACGCGTTCAAGACCTATATCAATGCCGGGACTCCTGAAGAACGGGAGCAGGCGCTGCAGGACATCGAGAAAAACATCACGGAGATATTCAACCGGATCGGAATGGCGATCCAGGCGGGGATGGAAGCGCTCAGCGCTGTCGCGGAGGAACTGAAAAAGAGCGATAACCCGGTCGTGAAGACGATCGGCGAGGTGATCGGCGGGCTGATGACGGCGCTGGAGTGGATCGTCAACAATCAGGACAAAGTGAAGATCGCGCTGATCGCCATTTTCAGCATGTCGGTCCTGGCAAGGATCGCAAGCTTTGCCTCCACATTGGCGTCGATCGCCGCGAACCTGACGCTGATCTCAGCGGCCAAAGGCGGGAGCGGGCTCCTTTCCATGGGCGCTGCCGGAAGCGCCGGAAGCGTGCTGCTGCCGGTGGCCCTGGCGGCGATCACCTGCGGACCGCTGCTGTATGAACTGATCCACGGGCATGACGAAACCAAAGCGAACGAGGCGGCCCAGACATTTGAGAATATCAACGCTGCGCTGAACGGACGGGAAGCACAGGAAGGCGTGACGGTCAATCCGATCGGCGACTTTTTCACCGGAAAGCGGAGCTTCGGCGCATGGGCCGGTGACCTGTGGGCCAACGTCAAACAAAATGCCGGCACCGGAGAAGGGTCATCGGCGTTTTACAAGGGGTTGGGCTCGCTGCTCAGCGGGAAAAACGAGTTCAAGGATGACCAGTGGCGGCGCGAATACACCGAGATGACGGAGATGGGTGTCTACCAGAGCGATCTGAACGCGCTGCTCCTGGCCCGGACCAACATGAACGATGAGAACCCGATCCGGACCGGCGCAAACAACAAGTATAAATACGAGGAGACGGTTTTCAAGATGCTGGACACCCTGCGTGAGACATTCAGCGAGGATGAGTTCTGGCGGATGCTGTGGGACGACAATCTCATGATGAGCATGATCAACGGGAGATACAATACGAAGAATCCAAACGACTATGGAGCGATGTATGAAAAGATGGCCCGTGAATGGCTGGAACAGGACAACACACGCAGACGGTGGCAGCTGATCGGCGAGCAGGCTCAGAACGATACATCGAACGACGACCAAATCGTAAAGGTCCGACGCGGAAAGATCGTCCGTGATCCCGGCGAGACCAGCGCGGTGGATGCTGACTGGTGGCTGAACCCCAGAGGGAACAACGCGCAGAATACGCAGGTCGAGATCCACGCCATGCGGGAGGATATCAACAAGCTTCCTGCGTCCATTTTCAACGGGCTGAGCAATGTCCGGGTCTACCTGGACGGAGACGCTGTCGGGCAGCTGCTCACGCAGCGGATCAGCGAGGGAATTGCGCGGCAGGTACAGTAATGAGGTGATGATATGCTACTGAAGCGGCGTGTGGCGCTGAACGGGATCCAGCTGGATGAGGTGGATGATCGGATCTGCATCAGCAGCGTGGAACCGGCGGACGGCCGGGAAAGCATCACGGCGGTGGACGCCGCGGCGGGATACGGCCAGCGGATCACCGGGATGCGCCGGCAGACGGTGGACATGGTGGTCAAGTTCCGGATCCACGAAAAGGGCCGGAGCGAGGCCGGGATGCAGGCCCGCAGCGAGGTGCTGGAGGCGGTGAACGCCTGGGCAGCCGGCGGCGGGTATATGACGGTGAACTACAAACCGGACCGGCGGCTGCATGTGGTACTGGCCCAGGCGCCCGGCGAGGGCAGCCTGTGGGACTACTCGAAGGAGTTCCAGGTCACCTTCCGGGCCTACGGCGTGCCCTACTG